AAAAATATAAAGGTTATACAGAAACAGATATTAATATATTTGTTGGTGATGAAAAAGGAAATGTAAAAGAAGTAAATTCTCCTTTATGTATGGATTATGATGAAAAAGTAAGTGCTTGTACATCTTGTTTTGAAGGATATGTATATACATTATATGAATATAAAAAGGATAATTCAATAATAACATCAAAATATGAAAAAACAACTGAAACTTGCACTAATAATGGAGAAAGTATTTATAAAGTAAATACTGATAAAGTTATATGTAGTGAAGGTGTTCCTTTTTACAAAGAAGAATTATATGGTATTAGTTGTAAAGATAACACAACAGAAATATTATTAACTCCAGTAATAGAAAGAGTTAGTAATACAGTTGCTGAAGATTCTGATATATGTGATGTAATTGAACCTACAGTTAGTGGTGAAACATTATATAGATGGGTTGATACTGATGAAACTTATTGTTTACCAAGTGGAACGCAAATAAACTGTATTACATCAAGTGTTACAAATACATATTGTAATGGATATAATTTATATGGTGATATTAAATTCTTTATTGAACCTGTTTGTGGTGGTGAAGAAAAGTATGTTACATCAACAAGGAATAAAACTTTGATTGAATATGATTCAGTGGAATGTGGTGGTAATGGTAGTGGTGCTGATGGTACTTTTGGTGATTTAATTTTTAATATGAGTGCTTATTATACTAATGGTTATATCGGTGCAAGATATGTATTAAACGGACAAAGATTTACTAGTGATACAACAAATTCTATAGATAATGGTGATGGTACATATACTCATTATGCGTCTTTAGAAGAATTGGGTGTTGGTTCTTTAGTAAGTATGAAATTTTGGGGTGATAATAATTTTTTCAATGACCCATCTATAACACAATTTATTAAATTACCAAACACAAATAATGTAACAGATATGAGTAGTATGTTTAGAGGTTGTTGGGGTTTAAAAACTTTTGATGCAACTTTATTAGACACAACTAATTCTATTAATATGAGTTATATGTTTGCATTTTGCCAAAGTTTAACATCATTGAATTTATCAAGTTTTGACACTAGCAACGTTACCAATATGAGTTATATGTTTTTTATGGGTACTGTTGGTGGGCCAAACAATGTAGATTACCAAACAAAATTAACAACTCTTGATATTAGCAGTTTTGACACTTCCAATGTAACTAATATGGAAGGAATGTTTAAAGGTTTACATTATGTTAAAACATTGAATCTTAATCACTTTAATACAAGTGCTTGTACCAACATGAGGTATATGTTTCATTATTGTGGTTTTAATACTATTAATTTAAGTAATTGGGATGTAAGTAAAGTAACAGATATGAGACAAATGTTTGGTAATTCTTTATTAAATAGTATTGATTTAAGTAATTGGGATGTAAGTAATGTTGAATATATTGATTATATGTTTAACGACTGTTATAGTTTGACTACTGTTAATGTAAGTGGTTGGGATATAACTAAAATATTAGGAAATAATATAAATGGAAATTCAACATTATTCCATAACTGCATTTCATTAACTAAAGTTATATTAGGAAATATAACACAAGCAGAACTTAATTTCTGGTATGGAACTGTTGAAAATAAAGATGTTTTAGAATATACACTTATTGATTAATAAAATAAAGGATAGTAAATATTTACTATCCTTTTGTTTTTTATTATGTTTATATAAATAATATATATTTAATATGGCAAATATTTTATATCGAAAACAAAAACAGCAAATATCAATTGATGGTGGTGCTACTTGGGTTGATATGTCTGTTTATCGAGTAGGTGAAATTATAGAAGAAATTAGTAATTGTACTAGTGAAGATACAAAACAATGTAGATGGGTTGAATTAGATACATCTGAAAATTATTATTGTGATAATTACAACAAATATAGTTTGGAAGTTGAAGAATGTACTGAAAATGGCATTATATGGACAAGAACTGGAGAATATAGAAAAGGTTCAACATTAATAGAAAATAAAAGTAGTGATTGTGGATGGAATTTTGTAACAACACAAGTATCAAATGTTTTATCATTTAAATATGCTGGTGATGAATCTTTAGTATATACAATAAATGGTGAAACAACACACACTGCAACAACTTCACCATATTCTGTTACATTGGAAGAATTAGGTGTTACAAGTTTATATAATACTAATTTAATGTTTGAAGGAACAAGATTAACAGAATTAATAAGCATACCAAACATTAGCAATCTTGTATATGCAAGTGGAATGTTTAGTCATTGTCAAGATTTATTATTTTTAGATTTATCAGAATGTCCAGTTAAAGCAACTTATATGGATTATATGTTTAATAATTGTAATAGTCTTAAATATCTTGATATAAGTTCTTTTGATACATCTAGAACAAGAACTATGAATAATATGTTTGAAGGTTGTGAAGATTTAACTACATTGGATGTTAGTCATTTTGTAACTACTTCAGCGATAACAATGAGTTATATGTTTGCTTTTTGTTATAAATTAAATTCTCTCAATGTAAGTAATTTTAATACATCCAAAGTAACTGATATGAGTGGAATGTTTCTTGACTGTAGAAGTTTAACATCATTGGATTTATCTAATTTTGATACAAGCAATGTTACCAATATGAACAGTATGTTTAATGTATGTAGTGGTTTAACTGAATTAGATTTATCGAACTTTAATACATCTAAAGTAACTAATGTATCAGATATGTTTAACGGTTGTACTAACTTAACAAAATTAAATGTAAGTGGATGGGATGTGTTACAAATAACAACTGATTATAATGATATGTTTCATAACTGCAATTCTTTAACCAAATTGATATTAGGTAATGTAACACAAAACGAATATGATTGGTGGTGTGCTCGTTTAACTGAAGCTGGAATTAGTTGTGATATAATTGAATATTCAATAGTTGTAGTTTATGATACATTAGCTTTTGCTTGGAGTGGTGATTCATCAACACAAAAATATTATTTGAATGAAACAGCATATACAGCAACAACCAACCCATATTCAACAACGTTAACTGATTTGGGTGTTAGCGAGTTTACAAGTGCAAATCAAATGTTTTTTGATTGTAGTGGCTTAACATCAATCACATCAATACCAGACACAAGTAATGTTACCAATATGAGACGAATGTTTGGTTGGTGTAGTGGCTTAACTGAATTAGATATTACAAAAACATTCAACACAAGTAATGTTACAAATATGTATAGTATGTTTCAAAACTGTAGTGGTTTAACAAGTCTTGATGTTAGCAACTTTAATACATCCAAAGTAACTGATATGAGATATATGTTTAATAGTTGTAGAAGTTTAACATCATTGGATGTAACCAATTTTGATACATCAAACGTTACCAAAATGAATAGTATGTTTTATGGTTGTAATGCTTTAAAATCTCTCGATTTGAGTAATTTTAACACATCTGCTGTAACTGACATGTATATAATGTTTTATGAATGTAGTGGTTTAACAAGTCTTGATTTGAGCAATTTTAACACATCTAACGTTACAAATATGTCTGGTATGTTTCAACAATGTAAAAATTTAACAAATATCAATATTAGTAATTTTAACACATCCAATGTTACTAGAATGGATAGTATGTTTAGTGATTGTAGTGGTTTAACAAGTCTTGATGTTAGTAATTTTAACACATCCAATGTTGATAGAATGGAAGGAATGTTTTATAAATGTGGTGGTTTAACAAGCCTTGATGTTAGCAACTTTAATACAAGCAATGTTACCAATATGTCTAATTTGTTTTATGGTTGTAGTGGTTTAACTGAATTGGATTTAAGTCATTTTAACACATCTGCTGTAACTGACATGCATGGTATGTTTGATAGTTGTTTTAATATTATAAAGTTAGATTTAAGCGGTTGGGATGTAAGTAATATTACTGACATGAGTTATATGTTCGAAGATTGCTATGATTTAAGAAGTATAGATGTAAGTGGATGGGATATAACAAATGTTACAAATTATTCAAAAATGTTTGATAGTTGTACCTCTTTAAGAGAACTTATAATTGGTGATGTTAGTGAAGATATTTATAATAAATGGTGTGAAATTGTAAGTTCATTTGGTATTACAACTGATTTAGTTAAATATAATAGAAATGAAATACAAGATTATGATTTAGAGTTTTATTACTATATGTTTGTAAATACAACAGCACATATTCCAATATACCCTATTTATATAAATGATGTTGAATATCAAGTTAATTTAAATAATTCTCTTTGGATTGAAAAAAATATAATGAGATATAGACTAAAATTAAGTGATATTGGTATTAACAATGTTTCTGAAATAACTTCATTTGATATATGCTATTCAAGTAGTTCTTCAAGATGTTATAAAACAACAAAAATTCCAGTATATGATGTAAGTTTAGGTTGTATCACTTGTGGTGATATAAGTACTGAATTAGCTTGTTCATTAGATTATAGCAAATCTACAAAATTAGATATTAATGATATAAATATAAATTGTGTATATGACTATAATATAAATAATGTTACATCAGTTACATTATCTACAAGTATGGAAACTGTTGATATATCTGATTTACAAATACCAAAATTAACATCTTTAAGTTCATTTACATATAATTGTAGAAATATAGTATCTTTAGATATGAGTGGATGGGATGTTAGTAAAGTAACTAACACCGACCAAACATTTTATGGGATGTACAGTTTAAGAACTTTAAATGTTAGTGGATTGGTTTATCCATCATCTATGTCACAAATTAATAGTTATAAAAATATGTTTTATGGATGTGGTGTAACATCATTAATATTAGGCAATGTTACACAAGAACAATATAATTGGTGGTGTTCAAGATTAACTGAAGCAAATATTAGTTGTAATATAATTCAAGTTAGTGGTGATACTGGAACAACACCTTCTTCTGATACATTATCTTTTGCTTGGAGTGGTGATTCATCAACACAAACATATAAGATAAATGGTACACAATACACAGCAACAACTAATCCATATTCAACAACGTTAACTGATTTAGGTGTTAGTGAGTTTACAAGTGCAAATATGATGTTTAGTTGGGCAACAACTATAACATCAATCACATCAATACCAGACACATCTAATGTTACAGATATGAGTTATATGTTTCAAAACTGTTATGGTTTAACTGAATTAGATATTACAAAAACATTCAACACAAGTAATGTTACTAGTATGCTTCGAATGTTTGATTTGAGTAGTAGCTTAACTGAATTAGATTTATCAAGTTTTGACACTAGTAACGTTACTGAAATGAGTTATATGTTTCAATATTGTTCATCATTACAAACATTAGATGTTAGTAGTTGGAATGTTAATCATTTAACGAATAATTATGCATATAATATGTTTAGAAGTTGTACATCATTAACAACATTATATATTAAAGATGGTACATATGATTGGTGGTGTGAACGTTTAACTGGAGCAAATATTGATTGTAGTATAATTCAAATTGGTGGTAAACCTGGTGGTGTTGTGGAAGCTGATTAATTAATAATAAAAGGATAGTATTTATTTACTATCCTTTTTTTCTTTTATATAAATGTTTATATTAAAAATAATAAATAATATGGCAAATCAAAAAGTTTATAATATTGTTATAAATGGTTTAAAAGAATCAATATCAGAAGTTGATATACTGTTGAACCAGTTAGACACATTAGAAAAACGATTAAAGAATCTTGGTAAACAACGGAATAAAGATTGATACCAAGGATTTAAAAGGTTTAGAAAATATTAAGATTCCAGAAATTAATATAGATACCATCAATGCAAAAGGACTTAAAAAGGAAATGCAACAACTTGAAAAGGATATTGCAAAAGGAGCAAAAACAATTGATGGTGAATATACCAATACATTGAATGGTTTAAGAGCAAAATTAAGGGATTTAAAAGCCGATTTAGGTACACTGGATTTAGATGTTGATGCTGATGCTTTTGCTGATTTAACCGATGAGATTTCAGAATTGAATGATAAGGTTAAACAAATGGAACAAGACTATGGAACATTCAGTAGAAACGTTGGTAACTATACTGATTCAATGGTTGATGCTCTTAATGAATTTGATGGACAAATGTATGAAACTGCTGGTGCTGTTGAAGAAGTAAAGAATGGTGTTGAATCATTAAAGGGTAAACAATTATTTGATGTTAACATTGGTGGGCAAGTTGTTCAGTTTGAAAACATATCACAAGCGATTGGAGAAATTGATGATATGGCACATAGAGCTGCTGCACAAATGATGGAGCTTAAAAACGCTGGCAAGGAAAATACTGAAGAATATAAAAAGTTAAATGCAGAGTTTCAAGAATTTGTACAAAAGTCTGCTGAATTAGAAAAGGCAAGAAAGTATGCTGATGAATTAAGAGATTCAATGACATCAACTACTAGAGGTTTGGATTTGGGTGTACAAGCATTTCAAGCTTTAGGAAATGCTATGCAAATGGCAAGTGGTATTGCTGGATTATTTGGACAAAATCAAGAAGAAATTGAAAAGGCTATAAACAGAACTGTACAGATAATGGGTATAATGCAAGCTGCACAAGAATTATACCAACAAACCATACAAAAGGGTACTGTATTAAATACTTTATATTCTGCTACATTTGGTAAAATGAATAGTGGTTTAACAAATTTGGTAGGAAAATTAAATCTTGGTACTAAAGCTGCAAAAGGTTTAAATGCAGTTTTAAAGGTTAATATATTTGTTGCTATAGCTTCTGCCATATTGTATGTTGTTACCAATCTTGATAAATTAGCAGAAACATTAGGTATCACTAGTGAAGAAACCAAGGTATTTACAAATCTATGGGAAAAGGTATCACCAGTAATAATGGGTTTTGGTAAGGTTGTTACAGATTTTGCGATTAACCCTTTAAGAACTTTAATTAAGACTATTTCAAAAGTTATTGATGGTGATTTTAAAGGTGCATGGGATGAATTAGGAAAAGGTTTCAAAGAACAATTTAATGTTATAGAAGATTATCAAAAAGGTTATAACCAAGAAATTGTTAGACAACAAGAATCGGCAACTAAAAAACAAAAGTTAGAATTAGATAAACAGCTTTTAAATGAAATTAAATATAATGAAGCTAAAATAGGTAATGACTGGAAATATACAAAAGAAGGTATTGAATTATATAGAAAATATTTTGCTAATAAACTTTCAATGTATAAACAAGATTCTGATGAATACCAAGAAGCTTTGTTAGAACAATTAAGATTTGAAAGAGAATTAAAAGAACACCAAAATGGTACTTCTTCTAATAGTGGTGGAACATCAAAAGAAGATAATAGATTAGCTGTTCAAAGAGAGATTGAAGATAAGTTATTATCTATTATGATTGATGGAAACCAAAAGAGAATGAAAGAACTTGGCATCCAAAGACGAAGAGAATTGGAAGATGCAAAGAAACGTTATAAGGATGGTGAAATTGCTCTTAAAGAATATAAGGATTTGGAAGCTGCTATCATTGCTGAATACAATGATAAGGAAAAACAAGAAATGGAAACCCACTATGTTGAGTTGAACAAATTGAAAGAACAACTTAACAGTGATATGCAAGATGTTGATTTTGACATTCAAAGTGGAATGTTTGATAATATTATTGAACAAAACTATAGAGATATTGATGAACTTGAAAAACAAATAAATGATTTTCATAAAGTTTGGGAAACAGCGTTTATTGGTATTAATGAATATGCAAAAATTGAAATAGTTGCTGATGAAGATAAACAATTAAAACGTTTGCAAAAGTTCTTCAATAAAGTTTCAACATCTTGGAAGAATATGATGGCAAATATCAGATTTAAAAATAGTGGTGATGTTCTTGCTTCAGATTTACAATTATCATTAAAGAAAATTGATGAATTAAAAACAACAATATTTGGTACATCAAAATTATTTAAGAATCTTGATAAAGATATTGATAAAGTTAAAGAAAATTTAAATAATGGTTTAATTAATGAAAAACAATATAAAGCACTTATTGATGAATTATCAAATATCAAGATAAAAACAAGAGTTGATACAAACCAAGCTATCAAAAATATTGAAAAGTTTTATGATGAAGAATTATCAGAAATTATAAATAAGAAAAACAGTGAATTAAATAGTTTAGAATTTCAATTTGAAAATGGTGAAATAGATAAAGATACTTTTAATGAACAATATGAGTATATTAAAGATTTCTATGATAAACAACATAAAGCTGCAAAAGATTATTATGATGGTTTAATTTCAATTTCAAAAAAATATAGTGGTGAACAAATTGGTGTTATTGTTAATTTAACAGCAAACAGACTTCAGTTAGAAAAAGTTGAATACCAGAAATTATTGAAATCAGAAGATGAAAGATATAAAGGATTATGGGATTTAACATTAGAAGCACAAAAGAAAGAACTTGATAATGCTGAATTAACTGAAGAACAAAAGCAAAATATTAAAGAGGAATACAATAAAAAGTTTGAACAAATATTAGAACAACATTATTCAATTGTTGAAAATTTAGAAGTACAACATCAAAATAATTTACAAAGAATTGAAGATGACGGAAATAAAGAACGTTCAAATATCATTTCAAAATACCATGATACAGTATATAAAGAATATGCTAAATATTATGATAAATTGGAAGAAATGAGAGAAAAGTATTCCAATGTTGATGATGTTAATATGGGTTCACAAGAACTTTCAACAATGGGTTCTTTTACTGCTGATATTTTGGAAATGGAAAGATTTACAAAATCTTTCCAAGAAATGAAAGTTAATATCCAAAAACAAAAGGATGAACTTGTAAAACAATTTAATGATGGTGTTATTGATGAAGAAGCTTTTAATAAATCATATGACCAGTTAGATTTATTAGAAGAAGAAACAAATCAATCATTAGCAGAACTAACTAAATCTTGGCAAGACTGGTCAGCACAAATAGCAAATGTTGCTTCTGCTGTTGTTGGTATCTGGTCTCAAATGTTCTCTCAAATTGCAGATTTACAATATCAAAATGAAATGTATAGAATAGAGCAATTGCAAGAACAATATGATAAGGAAACAGAAATATTACAAGATGCTTTAGAAAAACAAGAAGAATTATTTGAAAAACATAACCAAAATGTAGAATCAATTGAAGGTGAACTTGAAACTGCAAGAGGTGATAGAAGATTATTCCTACTTGACCAGATAAACGCTGAAATGATGAAGCGAGAACAAGCATGGGCACAACAACAAAAAATAGCTAAACAACAAGAACAACTTGAAAAGAAAAAAGAAGCGTTAGAACAAAGACAAAAGGCTGCTGAACAAAAGAGAAATAAACAAAATCAAAAAGTTCAAATCGCACAAGCAACTGCATCAACAGCACTTGCTGTTACTAATGCTTTATCAGTTCAACCTTGGTTCTTAGGTGTTGCTTTAGCTGCTGTAGCTGCTGCTATGGGTGCTGTACAAATTGCAACAATCGCAAAACAAAAATTTGCTGACGGTGGTGTAATACAAGGTGCATCACATGCAAATGGTGGTGTTAAAGTGTTGGGTGGTTCTGCTGAAGTTGAAGGTGGTGAATACATAACAAATAAGGTAACAACATCTAAGAATGTTGATGTTTTAACATTTATTAACTCCAAGAAAAAGAAACTTGATTTAAGTGATTTTGTAGAATTTTATTCAACATCAAAATCATATACAAAATCTCCTAAAACAATCTTTGCTGATGGTGGACAATTACCAGATATGCAAGCACCAATGATTAATGTTAGGGATGTTATAAATGCAAATAATCAAGATAATCGCCCAATCTATGTAAGTGTAACTGAAATAAATGATGTACAAGCAAGGGTTAGAAGAGTTCAAGCTTTGGCTGGACTTAATGATTAACAGAAAAGAGGTAGATTTAATTTTCTACCTCTTTTTCATTTATATACTTCCATATATAACCATAAGATTGTTTATAAATACCTCTACAACACATACCAATTGAGGTTTGTTTATAACCAAATTTTCTCTGTACTTCCCTAGTTCCTTTAAAAATATTTATTATTTCACCATCTAAAGTATATTGTCCAACTAATTTATATAAATTATTATTATTTCTAATTTTTTCTTTAGTTTTATCACTAATAATTCTACCTACACAGTTTTTATTATTAATACTATGTATTCTCATATGTTCAGAATGTTCTATCAATTCAAGATTATGAATACTATTATTTTGCCTATTACCGTCAATATGATGTACATCATAACCTTCTGGAACTTTTCCATTAACACATTCCCAAATCAATATGTGAATGAATATACTTTTTGTTTTATTTTTATTTATTCTATAAGAAACTCGCAAATACCCACCCTTATCTGGATTACCTAAAAATTTACCGTTTATTAAACTATAAACTGTACCGCTTTTCAACATCTATTTCCCAATTAATAAAATCTTTATGTTTCATGTTTATTATAGATTAATTTATGCAAAAATACAAAAATTATTTATAAAAACAAAGCAGGTTTGGAATAAGCACTTTTAATATCAATACATTATTTTCAATTTAAGGGGGATATATTCATTTATATCCCCTTTTTATGTTTATTATAAATAAAATATAATAAAATATTAATACAATATGAGCAGAACTAAGCGGAAGTAAAAATAAACCTAAAAACACAAATAATTTTAAGGTTATAAACTTAAATAAACAAATTGAAAATTCTCCTATTATTAATGATTTAAACCCTTATAACTGGGTAACATGGGGAAAAGATAACTTATATCCAACTCATTTGTTAAACCTTTATCACAATTCTGTTATTCATAGTGCTTGTGTGGATTTCTTAACAAATGCAATATTGGGTGAAGGTGTAGATTATGAATCAATGTCAATCAATGACGAAAATGAATTAGTACCAAATTATCTGGAAACATGGGATGAATTGATTTCTAAAATATCCAAAGATTTAGTATTGTTTGGTGGTTATGCTTTGCAAATTATAAAAAATAGAAATGATAAAACCTATTCATTCTTCCATACTCCTTTTTCAACTGTTAGATTTGGAAAAAAAGATGAAAATGGTGAAATTAAAAAAGCATATTTATGTAAGGATTGGAGCAACTATGTAGCTAATAAACCAGTAGAAATTGATGTATTGAATTATACTGATGATATTAATATTGCTTTAGGAAAACCATATTTATTAGTTTATACCAACTATAACTTGTTTGATGAGTATTACCCAAATCCACATTATATAAGTGCTTTGGATGCTATCAGAACTGACTTACAAATGCAAAAATATGATTTAAATGCTGTAACTAATATGTTTACTCCAAGTGGTATTTTAACAATGAATCAAGTTTCTGATGATAACGAAAGACAAATGATATTATCAAATATTGAAGCAACATTCACTGGTTCAGAAAATGCCAATAATATCATTGTAACATTTAGAAATAACAACGATGATAAGCCAGTTGAATTTACACCAATTGCATCTAATACTGATGGTGTGAACTTGTTCAGTGATACAACTGATAGAACAATTGATAGAATATTATCAGCACATAGAGTTTCAAGGGGTTTAATTGGTTTACCTATTGATGATGCTGGTTTCTCTAGTGAAGGTGCTATCTTACAAGCACAATATAATCTTTCAAATAAGATATTGATAAACGGCATGAGAAAGAAAGTAACAAGCCACATCAATACAGTATTGAAGTTAAATGGCATTGAACAAGAATTAGTATTAAAACCTTTATCATTTAATATTGATGTTGTAACCTCAAATAGAGAAGTTACAGTTGATGAAACTAGAAATGTTAATGAAATTATTGATGATGAAAATGAAGATACATCAATTGTTTAACATTAGTTAACTTATATAACTTTGATTTTTAAATTATTTAATATATTTTTGCAGTGAAAATATCATAATATACTTTTTATATTAAGTTATTTTCTTATTTTTTTTTCACATTTGAACCTCTCCGCTTGTGAAAGTAGAGAGGTTTTTTATTATATTTGCAAAAAAATATTAGTTATGGAAGTATATGTATTAACAGTAAAAAATGAAGGTGAAATTTATACTTATGTGTTTAAATCTAACACCCAACTAAAAAAGAAATTAATTAAAGTATTCAATGACGAATATAATTATGATTATGCACCAGAAGATAGGGATGAAATAATTGAAGATTTATTTAACAATGGCTATGCCACTGGTGATATGCTAAATGATTTTGCTGAATATAAGCTTGAAAAAACAACATTGATATAATAACCAAAGGATTATTCCTAAATATGTCTGAAGGGTGTGTAAAGCGTTACACACCTTTTTTTATGCACCGTTTAAGGACAATATTTCTTTCATTTAATTTGTACCTTAAACGGTAATTTATTATATTTGCAAAAAAAATTAATTTGCTATGAAAAGATGTATATTATTTTTGCGAGTTTCAACGGAACAACAAGACTATGAACACCAGCGGATTGCGTTAATCAAATATGCTAAATCCAAAGGTTATAGTGATTATTTAATAATTGCTCATAAAGAATCTGGTATTAAACTTGCAGAATCGGAAAGACAAGGTATCGAAGAACTAAAAGAAACAATTGAAAGAGATAAATCAATAAAGGCTATCTTCATCTTTGAGATTTCCAGATTAGCAAGACGAGAAGAAGTATTACATTCAATCAAAACATATTTGATTGAAAAGAAAATAAACCTTTTTATATATGACAAACAATACCAGTTATTAAATAATGATGGTACAGTAAATTCTGATACAGAATTATTATTTACCTTATATTCTTATTTCGCAAGTCAAGAAATGAAAGTGAAGAAATTAAGAATGAACGCTGGAAAAGCAAGACTAAAAAATGAAGGTAAATTCTATGGTGGGAAACTACTTTATGGTTTCAAGTCTGATAAAAACAACAATATATTGATTGATGAAGAAAAGTTAAATAACGTTAAATGGATTTTCAAGACATATTTGGAAACTGATATTAGTATTCGTCAATTGGGCATTGAATGTCAAAAAAGAGGAATTATAACCACTGATAATAAAAGAAGTGCTGGAAGTTGGATTAAGTTTATGCTGTATAATTATGGTTATTGTGGTGAATCGGAATTTGTAAAATATCCAGTTGTTATTCCTAAAGAATGGATTGAACGAGCAAAACAAAAAGCAAGAAATCAAGCAAGATTACCAAGAGAAACCCAGAACATATATTTTTGCAAAAGTTTATTATATAACACTGATAATAAAAGAACATATATTGCAAACAGAAGCGATGCAAAATATTGTACAAGAGACCCACACCACCAGTTAGATATTAATTTATTTGATTCCTTTATTTGGGATATAACAAAAAATGATTTTTATCCTTTATTTTTAAGAGTTACAGATGAAAATATTAATACAACTTTAGATAATGAATTAGCAATAATTGAAATGAAATTAACAACAATTAACACCAAATTAGAAGACTTATCAAACGAATTAACTAAGATTAACAATCTATATATTAAAAATAGATTGTCTGAAGAAGATTATGAGGTAAGATATAATGACAATATCAATTCTAAGACTATTTTAGGCGATTCTAAGCGACTTTTAGAGCAAAGTAGATTAACTATACTAAACAAGAAAGAAAGTGCCTTAAATCGCACAGGATTGATTGATATAAGAACAATGACAAATGGTTTGGATGATAAACAGAAATATGATTTAATTCATCAACTTGTAAATAAGATTTACATTTCAAAAAAAGATGGTTATGTTGAAATTCTTGTTGAGAATAAAATATTACATACCCAAGATGAATACAGATTGATTGATGGTAAGATATATTATTACAATGATATTTACATGTTGAACGAAGAAGATGAATGGTTGGAATATGAATTTGAAATTGAAAAAAGATTTACTTATCAAAAACGCAAAAGGGGATAACCGAATTGTTATCCCCCATCAACTACAACTAAATAAAAAAAATTAATATAAGAAATTTTAAAATGAATCCTCAAAACGCTATATGCGTTGTTCCCACACCTTGCAACGAACAAGTATTAATTCTCTTATGTGGGTATTAATAGTACCAGTTATCACAACTACCTATTAATAATTTCAATAATATTTTTTACAAAAATGAAAACAATTTGTGACCCCTTGGTAATATCGCTTTACTTCAACCTCTTCAGTTCAAGGGGAAAAGTGTTTTGTTTATAGTCAAAAAGAAAAAAATAAATTTATTTTTCTTTTTTTGTATTTAATAATTTGCGTTTTCTTCACTAGAAGAACTATCAAAACATTAAATGATTTGTGTTATATCTCGCAATATAACTGTGAATCAATTTTACAACCATCATTCATTTAGTTGTCCTATATATATAGGATGTAATTAGAAATATATCTTTAACTTCAATGCAAAAATACAAATATTAATTTTTATTTCCAAATTTTAACATAAGAAAATAAATAAAAAATATTTAAAAAGGCATATCATCTTTTAGTTTTTCTTGTATATCTTCCATTGTATCAAAGAATCTATATTGTGCTTGTTCAATCCTTTCTCGTTTAAGAATTTCAGCTTGTGCTTTTAAAGCTCCATATTCTTCTTCAGCCTTTTCAATTTCTTTTAGGTATTTAGCATAATTCTCATTCAATGCTTCTTGTAATTTTTCATTCATAATAATATATTAATTTTTGTTAAAATGGTAATTTTTCTTGTTTTGCCAATCTTTCAAGGAAATCCTTATGAGCAAGTGCTATTTTACCATCTTTATCTTGTATATAATTTAATTCTTCTTCAATATCTTCAACTGACATATTTACATATTCCTCTCGTTCAATACCACCCCATTTAAGTTCATCACCAGTTGAATCAAATATATCATCAGTGAAGAAATATTCTACAAACTCCCCATCTTCATTAAAACAAAAGTTTAAAAATCTTGGACAATAGCTAGATTCAATTTTTACTTGAATAGCATCATAAATGCTTTTTGAAATTTCTTTATTCATTTTATTTATTATTTAAAAAGTCTTTAATATATTCATCCAAATCTCCATTACATATATTTGGATATTCAACTCTAGTCAATGTCTCAATTCTCTTAATGTTCTTTCTATAAGAAGATAACAACACATCCTTTTGTCTTTGTGTTGAATATGAATTATTGTTATAAACAATTAACGCACTGAGAGTAGCATTAATCAACTCAATTCTTTCTCTAATTTCCTCTTGAAACCCCTTATCCAATTGGAGATATGATTCAACAAAATCTTTAATATCTTTATCCATTTTATTTAATTATTTATTTTAAGGCTTTCTAAGCGACTTTCTCGCTTCGGATGATACTTTATATTACCCGAAGGAGAAAGTGTCTTAAATCGCTTTTAAATCACTTCAAATAAGATTGAAATGGTTTTGTTACCAAGATACTTAATAGGAATATTCCCCCAACTATCAATTTCATCTTGTAAATTATCATAATCCACATCATCTGGATTCTCAACCGTTACTAGGATATGCTTATTAGTTACATATCCACATTCAATAACACTACCACCAACTGCTTTAACGCACTCTTTACATTCATTTAAAATTTCAAATTGATTCATAATTATTATTATTTAATTAGTTTATTAATGTTCTTATTTCTTAATCACACTGCAAAGATATAGTTAATTTTTCACATTCCAAAGTTAATTTTGTTAATTGTTGTTAAATCTATATATAAATATTTTCAAATTTCAAATTCTTTATTATAGGAAGGGATAAATATTACCCCTTTACCTTTTTATAATAGTATTCACCTATTAACGCTACATAGTTATCAGCCAAATACCCATCCTCATCACAATAAGCTTCAGCTATACCGTTAGCATACTCTTCAAATCCATTAGGTAATACAACATCATCAGCTAGCTCACCAAAGATAGCACAACCTAAGTCATAGCACTTATCAAAACGTTCATCCTTACTACTGTTAGCTACATCTTCTACCAACTTACTCAAATACTTCTGATTGATTTTAATCTTTTTTAAAGCCATATTCAAATTCTAATTTATTAATCTTTTTTAATCACAGTGCAAAGATATAACTTTTATTTAACACTTCAAAGTTAATTTTGTTAATTGTTGTTAATTATTTAATTTAAATTTGGATATTTTATTTATTTTACTTGTTTAACACTTTTTAATAATAAATATTTCATTTTTTAATTTTATTTTATATATTTTTGCATTAGTTGATATATTTATTAAAAAAGATTAATAATATGAATAAAGAAGAAATGAACGAATTGATAATGTTATTACCTATTAATATAAGAGAATCCAAGGAATTCACAAATAAAACTAAATTGGTACTTGCTCAATTAATATTAATGAATGGTATGGATAAAGCTAAGAATGATGGTTACTTTTTTGTCACAAATAAAAAATTAGTTGATGAATTAGGAATCACAGAAATGACTTTAATTAAAAAATTGAGAGAACTTGAAGTATGTGGTTATATCACAAGAAAGGCTGGTAAAAGAGGTGAAGCTAGTGAATATACAGTTAACGAAGAATTGATATTTAGTGAAAATTATAGTAATAAAAATCAAAATTATAGTAATAATATGGAAAATTATAGTAATAAATTAGAAACTATAGTAATAAATTATAGTAATAAAATTGATGAATTAACATTGATAATCAATGATTTACTTAAATCCAACCAAGAACTTACTAAAAAAATTGAAGAATTGATGAGTAATCAAAATTATAGTAATAAAAATCAAAATTATAGTACAGATACAGAATCAGATACAGAACTAGAACTAGATATTAATAATAAATTAAATAATAATATAAAAATAAAAGAAAATAATATACTAGAAAAAAAAGAAGAAAATAAAGAATATTTTAATAAAGATTTTTTTAAATTACTAGAAGAAAAAGATAAAGAAATTGAAAATAAAAAAAGAAAGAAAAGTGAAATAACATGGAAAGGTGACAAAGTAGATGATGAACCATTAACAGAATATGAAAAATATTTATTCTCTAGAGCAGAATCATCTTCAATTTTTTAACAAATATTTTAATTTAAATTTTGTTTTTTAACTTTTTTTATATATTTTTGTATTGTAATTAAAAATTAAACTTTACTTCAATTTCATATAAATTATAATTTAAATAAATCTAAAACTATGACTATAAAAAAACTTATACTGAAACAACTACAGTTGTATATCAATAAACAACAACATCAACTTGAAGAACTATTTAAGAAAGATACAACAACAGAATCCCAATTGCTAGCGAAAGTAAAAAATATTCATCTTGCACATCAACACATGAGAAAGATTAAATTCCAAGATGAATATGAATATACAGAAAGAGAGGGAAAGCTTTACTATGAACTCAACGGACACAGGATATTTTTAACAAAACAAAACAAGGAACTACCATAACATTCATTATATATCAAATAAGGCTGTTTCCTGACGATTTAAGACACTTTAACACTTCAAATGATGAAAGTATCATCTTAAAGAAGAAAACACAAGAAATCGCCTTATTTCAAACAATAGTTAAAAATCTCTAGAACATTATTCAATTCCTTGCATATTATTCTGGAAATCTGGAACTTAGCAAACAAAAACCATAAAGATTATGTTAGTTAAATCCAGTATTAAGCAATGGCAGATTGAAAAATCTATAGCAGATTGTTGTTATGTTTTAGAACGATTTTTAAACCAAAGAGTAAAAATGTTCAGTCTATTACAGTGTATTCTTCCAGTGGGTTGGAAAATAACCAATCTCAATGAAGATGGTTATAAATATATTGAACGTTCATTCCAAGCGAAACAAAACGATTTTTATAATGTGTATATGAGTTTAAAAAATAATAAGGTGAATGTTTACCAGTATTATGAATCATCATTCAATAAAGACTTTACAACCATAAGGATTAACCTTGCAATAGATAAGGATGAAAACATCACCTTTATAAATTAAAATTCTTTTTCATTTTATAAATAAATCTTTTTTTTATATGTATTATTGATTATGAGAGAGTTAAGTATTTACTTAACTCTCTTTTTTTATATATTTTAAAAGAATATCAAAATAATTTTAAATATTTTTAACTTTTTCAATTATTAGTGATATTTATATATAAAAGACTAACAGATATGAATAATGAAACAATTTTACTTTTACTCTGGTTGGGTTTAACAATACTATACCCAATGATAAAAAAAGGGATGCAAGAAATTGTATTGGATTTAACATACTTAATAATAACACCAATAGGATTAATTTTTAGACTATGCAAGAATATACAACAGTTTATTGTAAGGACTTGGAAGAAGTCCAGTTAGCTTACTTTGGGGATTTATCACTTTTTGATAATTATCCTATCAAACATTTACAACAAATTATTGACCCAAATGATGTAAAATATATTATAGTGGTTTATTCAGAAGGTTATATGATTGTTGTAACCAAACATACATACCTAGAAAGATATAATAATAAAATAAAAAGATTTACAAAAGAAAATGAATAAAAGTTTTTACAATGAAAATGAAGAAAGGGATTTTGAAATGTTATTCCTATTTAATGAAAAATTAAATCTCAATACATTAGGTAAAACACCAGCAAAGTGGTACTATGATGCAAGTGGTTATACTAACATAAAAACCAGTGAAGTTGTTGAAGAAAAAAAATATGTTGAAATCGAACTCAAAAATAGAAATGGAAAATATGATAACCAAACAACAGTACAGTTAAAAAACAAATGGGGTAAATATTATACAACCGAAACAGTATTCATAGAACCTCAACATTATGCAAGGATGAAAGATGATTGGTTGTTTGATGGTGTTGTACCTTTATATGTAAACTTTATGAATGACGATGAAACAATATTGGTATGGAACTTATCAATGTTGAAGAAGAAACCAGAATGGGAATTTGTTCCTAGAATCAATGATAAGGGAGCAGAAAAAGAAAAAGGGGAATGGAGAATATTGTTACCAGTTGCTGAAGCATATGTGTATGATAAAAATTATATGTTAATAAAGAAACCAGAATAATGACAAAAGAAGAACAATTAGATATGTTCTATTCTTTTCTATCCAAACACTATAAAGACTTAATTAAAAAGTATAAACAATTCTGTTTCTTGAATCATATGACTTTTGATGAGGATGTGCTTCAAGAAACAGTTGTTAAAGTAGTTGATATGATAAATAAAAAGGGTTTAAAAGATGAATCAGAAAAAGGTATTGAAAACTATTTCTTTCAATCATTTAAATTCAATACATATCAGCAACACCTTCAAAACCAGAAACAACTGAAAGATTTAAATATTAATCCTTTCGATTTAGAATTGGAAGATATACCATATTCAGAAGAAAATGTGCAATATGCAGACATGGCAGCACATTATATATTCACCAAAATTAAAGAAGTATTTGATGCAGTTACAGTTCGGAATTTGGAGATTAAGATATATGGTAACGATAGACAATCAAGAATTGAACTACAAGAAAATTAAGCAAATGACTGGAATAGAAGATACTCGCAGAAGAATTGTTATGGTAAATAAATGGATAAGAGAGAATATATCACAAAAAGATATTAAAGAAGCGATAATAAAACGAGAAATTTTTAAGTAATAATGTTTATTTAAAAGATTTAAAATGATGATTTTACAAGTTATTTTATCAATAATTGTATTTTTTGTTGTTAAATGTATCATATATAATATAACAGAAAAAGGATTACCTGATTTTATAAATTATCAACCTTTTAATTGTTATAAGTGTTTTTCATTCTGGACTTTAATAACTTTATATATTGTAATTTTACTAAGTTTCAGTACATGGGCATTTTCAATAGCTGGTATCATTATAACAATTTTAGATGCAATAGCATTGACAATAGATGAAAAAAATAATACAATCTCAATTAAAGATATATAATATGTGGAATAGTGAAGACATTATAATAATGCAAAAATTTATACAAATAGCAAATAGAGGTTCCAGAATTAATGGAACTGAAGTAACTGAATTATATAATAGAATTTTCAATAAACAATTAAGACCCACAAACTGTGGCTCCTGCATATCACAAAGATATAAGGAGTTGAAAACATCATATAATTTATTTCAAGAAGAACTTAAAAAACAAGAAGAAAAAGCAAAAGCATTGGAAGTATTGGATGAATTACTAACTCCTACTGAAGATGAATTGCCAAAGAAAAAAAGAAAAAAGAAAGGAGAATAAATTATGAATCAACCAAAAGGCGATGATAAACATCATAGTAAATTAAGACATGACGAAGCTGTTAGAAATGTTGTAAATGATATATTGGATGGTGCGACATATTCAGTGTTATTCCAGAAATTAACAGAAGATGAATATGGTTTAGATTATAAATATTCTCAATCAATGGCACAGAAGATAATCACCAAAGCAAGAAAAAGAATGAGGGATGATTATAAAGAAGCATTGCCACAAATGAGAGAAACATTAACCAATATATGTATGGATATTTTATCTGAAGCAAAACAAATTGGTGATAGAATGAACGCATTGAAAGCAGTTGATTATGTAGCAAAACTTACTGGAGCATATGAACCAACGAAAGTTGAAGCAAAGGTAGAAAATTATGTAATAGACTTTAAGCTAACAGATGAAGAAGATACAAATTAAACGGTATTAAATTAACATCATCCCAACAGCTTTTATATAAAGCAGCCCATAACAGCGATTATAAGTACATTTTAGCAGCTTTTTCAAGACAGCAAGGTAAATCAACAGTTGTTATGTTATTATGCTTAGAATGGCTTTTAAATAAGTCTGAAGACATTATATACTTTACCCCTACTTATTTACTTTCAAAATCAATTTATAGTAAGATAATAAAATTATTACCAAAAGATTTGATAGTTAAATCCAATTCACAAGAATTAATTATTGAAACAGTAACTGGTTCCTCTATTAAATTCTTTAGTGGTGAAGCTGCACAAACAGCAAGACGGAAGTAACTGTACAAGACTTATAATAGACGAAGCAGCATATGTTAAAGATACTATTGATGGACAATCTTTTTGGTATAATATTGTTTTACCTTTGATTAAAGTAAGGGGTAAGAATGTTATAATGATTTCAACTCCTTTTTCAACTAATGGTTTCTTTTATGAATTGTGTATGAAAGCAATCAAAGGTGAAGAAGGTTATTTATTCATCAAAAGGACAATATATGATGATGCTTTGATAGCACAAGAAGAAATTGAAGAATTAAGAAAAGGTTATCCAGAACTTGCATGGAGAACAGAGTTTTTATGTGAGTTTATGACAAATGCTTTATCAGTATTTCCAGAATATGAAAAGTGTTTCAAACAAATAACATTTGAAAACAACAATGTGTATTGTGGAATTGACTTATCAACAGTTGGTGATGATAATACAATTTTAACATTAATTAATAATAAAAATTATGTTATTCAATTTAATATAAAAGGTGATTTAGATTATAAATATAAACAAATAGCCAATATATTAAATGATTATAAACCCAAAGGAACATATATAGAGGTTAACTCAATTGGTGAAGTGATGTATAATGAAATCAGGAAATTATTAAATAATAAAGATACTTTCCATAAGTTCACAACAACCAATGATTCAAAGAAAGAATATGTAAATAAATTATCAGTAATGATAATAAACGATGAAATAACATTTGATGAAAATAATAAGTTATTATATTCAGAATTAGGTACATTTACATATAAGTTAACCAAAAACGGAAATATAACTTTTGCTGCAATACCTTCTGCACATGACGATACAATAACATCATTGGGTATGGCAATACAAGCAAAAGAAGATTTTAAATACACAAACAATATAATATTTGCAAAACGCAATATACCAAAGAAATTAATTTAATATGCGGAAGACATAAACAAAATTTTAAATTCAATTTACCTAAATCATGGGATGAAATAACATTACAAAAGTTTATTGAATTACAATCATTATATAAGGATGAACACAAACCAACATATATAGAAATCATATCAGTATTATCTAATATATCAGAAAAAGAATTAAAGGAATATCCAGCTTTAGTAATAGATAAAGTAATGGATAATTTAAAATTCTTATCTGAACCAATTACCAATGATATTAATAATACAATTGATATTGATGGAGAAAGATATATAATCAATTATTTGGAAGAATTAAAGTTTGGTGAATTTGTGGATGTACAAACAGTGTTAGATGCCGATAGAGGTAATTTTCCAGCGATTCTAAGCATTATCTGTAGAAAAGAAGGGGAAATATATAATGATGAATATATAGCCAAATTACAACCAAAAAGAATGGAAATGTTTGCAAAGCAACCAATAACTAAAGTATATCCAATTATAGGTTTTTTTTTAAACTTATCAATGTTATCAGTGAACAATATCCAATCATTTTCGGAGAACCTCAAAGAGCAAGCAAACCACATTCTGACAGCCTTAGAAAATTCTCAAAGAAGTGGAACTGGATTAAAACGCTTTATGAACTCTCCAATGAAGAAATTGAAAAAGTTGAGAAAACAGCTCAACAATATCTAACAACAGTATTACAGTTTTTGACATACACAATTGAAAAAGGTTGGGCAGAAGAAGATGAAGATAAATTCCAAGACCAGTTAAGAAAACAAAGAAGGAACTAAATATATAAAGGGTGAGTAAATTTAATTACTCACCCTTATTTATATTATTTGAAATTCACACTACATTTAGTAATATCTTTATTAAAACTAAAATTTAAAATATGCTTATTAAAATGAATTGGATATAATTCATTATATTTAATATTTTTTATTATATAACGATAGTTACCATTTTCATTTGTTTCATCTAATACAATTTCACAATATTCATTTTTCATCATTATTACTGAAATATATTTTATCAAAAACGCAACCTTTTTAGGTAACTCATCTTTATCAAGAATTTCAAGAAAAACATTTTCGTTTTCATTCTTGTCAATTAAAATCTTTACACTGTTTCTAAATTTTCTATTTACTATCTCTAAATTATTCATATATTTTTAATTTATTAGTTAAACAATCTTTTCTAATTACACTGCAAAGATACAACTTTTATTTAACATTTCAAAGTTAAATATGTTAATTGTCGTTAAATCATAAAATAAATATTTTGATATGTCAAATGTTTATATAAATAATATATAATAAGGTATAAAGATATGAATATAAATAATCATACACTGGAAATTATAGTAAATGGTGTACCAATAGACTTATATGAAGAAGGTGTTAATTTAAGAATTAATAAAATAGTTCAAGACCCAACAAAGATACAGACAACACAAGCAGAATATAGTTTTACTTTTAATTTACCTATAACTCCAACAAATAGCAAAGCGTTTAATTATGCTAATATTTCGTCAAAATCTAATAAGTTCAGTGGTAGATTTAAATGTGAAGTATATGCAGACAACATAGAAATATTTACTGGAACAATTAAAGTTACAGAAGTATCAGATAATAGTTTTAAATGTAATTTATTCAAATCTAAGATTAATACTATTGAATCTATATTTGGTGAATCAACAATGAATGAGATTTCTTGGAAAGTACCCTTTAAAGGAACATCAACCATCAATGAAGTTAATGCTGATAAAACATCAAAATACTTTTTTCCTTTTGTTGCTTATTCATTGTTCCAGAAAGTACCTTGGAATACAACAGTAAGTGGAAATAGAAGATATAGTGATAAATATAAAATAGATTATTCAAATAGATTTTATTATAATACTTTTGTTCCTTCTTTAAATTTGGTTGAATTATTAAAAAAATGTTGTGAATTAAAAGGTTATCAATTACAAGGTGATATTATTTCTGACCCAATATTAAATGATATATATTTATCAAATTATATTGCTGATGAACAAGACCCGTTATATAACTATGGAATACCAGAAATGGGTGAAGTGTCTTTTGATTTTGATTTTAAGAACACAACAATACAAACAGCGATTGGTTCAATGGAATATATAGAATATCCTTTAACTTATATTCCACCATATCCAGGAGTTGCAAACAGAGATAATCTAAGAAACTATGATACAGCTTTTGTATTTCCAATGTTGATGAATCATAGTAATGCACAAATAACCAATGTTGTAAATGAATCTAAACTTTTGGTTGAAGGTGGTGTTCAAATACCTGCTGATGGATGGTATTCAATAGAACTTAATGCTGATTTTGGTGTAATGGATGACCAAGAAACTTTAAATAATTGTTACCTTGCAACTGGTTTAACTCCTGATTGGGGTTCAGAATATCAATATGAAAGACAAATGGCAAATGTTGATGTTCCTTATTCGTTGGAAGCAATGCCAGTTGAAATACAAATATTGAAATATAATACAGAAGATGGTAATGTTGATAATTTATCACATGAATTAATATATAAAGGTGATTATCCAAATGAAGAACCTTGGTGGGAAGGATTAAGCACAGAGTTTATTTCAGATTTAAGAATCGCAAGAAGAGGAACTACACCTTGGTCCATAAATGTCAATGTAACTGGAACAACAGAAGGACAATCAGTAACAACAGTTGTTGACCCATATAATAATCCAGATTTTGTATGTGGCTTATCCCAATCAGTATTTAGTAGAAGCGTTGCATATAGAAAAGATGGTTATTCTTGGAACAGTGAATATCAAGGTGAATCAAACAGCAAATATACTTGTAATGGTTATTATATTAAAATGTCACAAGGTGATGGAACTTATCAATATATTCAAAGTACAACAAATTTAAGCACCTTAATAGGAGCATATAATAATGCTTGTGTTCCTAAAGATACAAGACATAGTAGAGGTAAATGCCAGATGATTATTAGATTATCTAAGGGTGATATGTTAGTACCTTTTATCCAAGGTAGATTATATTATGATGAAAACAACAACCCTAAGTTATACCAGATGGAAGCACAAGGTTCAATTAAAGTAAGAGCAATAGCACCTTGGAATGTTAGTCAAGGTAAGTTATTTTGGGATATGAATAGTTTATTTGATAAAGAATTAAACTTAGGAAATTTTAATAATAACCAACAAAAAATATCTGATTTCTTTAATGATGTTCAAAAAGCGTTTAATTTATCTTTTCAACAAGATGGTAATGTTGTTATTTTAAATAAAAACAAACTATCAAAAGAGGTAACAGCACCAGTTGATATTGATAATAAAACAAATACAAGTGATGCTGAATTTATATCAATAGATTTTCCAAGAAGTATTGAAGTTAAGTTTAAAGTTGATACTGAAGAAGAAGGTTTTTATAGAAGTGTTGAAGATAATACAACAGAAGAACAAATGCAGTCAAACAACTGGAAAGATTATGGTGACTATGGTTATTCAAAAGTAAATATATCACAAGCTGATGATGCAACAGATTTAAATCAATCACTTAATTTTTCATATAATTGGAATCGAGATTTCTCTGTATTGGATTATGATACATATGACCCATCAACATCAATAGTTGAAAATTATAAGACGGTTAATATTCCAGTGATAGGTAAAACAGATTGGTGGATTGAAGGTTTGGATTATGAAGGAAATTCAAAATATGACGGTAGAGGTTTAACACAAAGATTTTGGTTTAGAGGAAATCAAACAGATGTTGAAATACCAGTTAACGGTAAATATGATGAAACTGATGATTGGTATAAAATAACAACAACATCAAATTATAAACAATATAATAATAATATTGTATATTTAAATTATAATAATGGTGTTAATACTTTATTAGGTAAATATTTTAATATTGATATTGATTCTGCTTCTGACCAAGTAGATATTGAAGTATATCTAACACCAATGGAATATAAACTTATATCAGCTGGAGCTTCAGTACATTTTGATGATAATTTATATAAGGTTATTCAAATAAATGGTTATGACCCATCTGGAGAAAATCCAACTAAATTAAGTTTAATAAGTGTATAATATGAAGGGAACTTTAAATAGTTCCCTTTTTTTATTTCAAATGTTTATATTAAAAATGATATAAATATGATTTCAGAATTAATTACATATTTAATGAATACAGCAAAACAACATAAAGCTGTAAATTATGTGGGTTACAAAAGACAAATAAATATCAATGACCAGAATAATACAAAATATTACCAATTTATTATTGATAGTGAAAGTCTATTGGAAAACCAAATAGTAGAAGGTATATTAACTTTAAGATTGAATATAGATGTATTAGGCTTTGTTTCCAGCGATTTAACAGTATTAGATGTACAAGATACCGCTTTACATATAATTCTTGATTTTATGGAGTTTATAAACAATGATAGAGAATATTATAATTTGGAAGTAAAAGATTATAGTATTGCATCTTTTAGTGAATATACTGATGATAATTCTGCTGGTGTTCGTTGTACCCTTAAATTAATAGTTCCTTCACCAATTAACTTATGTGAGTATAAAGATAACTTTATTGAGAAAGAAGATGAAGTTATAGTTGATGTTGATGTGAACCCAACAAATGACACTTGTACTAATACCAAATATAGCGGAGAAAGTACATTAATAATCAATCCAATTAAATTAAAATAATGAATGATTTAGCAAACCAAATAGCAAAGCAAATAACAAGGGAAATACTTATTGTCTGGCGTCAACTTATGGCTTCTGATTATGCTGTAAACGTTAAGTCAAATACAACATTGGAGTTTTCAAATTTGGACACACAAGCAAAGGTTGAAGAAAATGATTTTCAATTTAATTTATTTTACAATGATTATTTGGAATATATTGAAAGTGGAAGAAAACCAAAAGCAAGAAAAGTTCCGATTCGTCCTTTAATAGACTGGATGAAAAAGAATTTCATAAGTGATGATGTTAGGGTTGCTTATGCTATAAGAGAAAGTATATATCAATTAGGGATTCCAGCTAGACCGTTATTAGAACCTTTTGGTAATATGTTGGATGAGAGATTTGAAACAAGAATATATGAATATATATTTGAAACAATAACAGAAAAATTAGATAAATATTTTGAATAATGAATATTATATTAAATGGATTAACAAATCCTTCTTCAATTATATCGTTTAATAATGTTCCTACCATATTAAAGATTGATTCAAGTGGTGATGGTGATAAAGCAAGATTAGAATTAACTGTTTCTACTGGTGGTAATATTGGTGAAGAATGTTATATAACAATTAATGGTTATACCATAACATCAACCAATGTATTGGGAAACGATGTTTCAAGCGTTTATTTAGTACCTTTATCACTGGGTAGTACATATACTAAGGCTTCATCATTATCTATTGTTAGAGCCTTTCAAAATACTGGACTTATCAATAATTATAATGTATATGCAGACAAAGGTAATAATGGTACATCATCAAAGGTTATTATTGAAGCAAAAGAAATAGGTAGTCAATATAATTTTACACAAGCAGATACAAATGCAACATATATATCAATGTCTGTTGTAACTAATGGTAGTTCAAGTGATTTATTAAATGGTTCAAAAGTCACTTTAGATGTATATACAAACGATTCTCATTTAGTGTCTTTAGATAAAAACTATTATAAGAACGGCATATCGTTTGATTTATCTCCAGTTTTAGCAACTGCAACAAATGATGGTGATGTGACAAGATATAGTGTAACAGCAACATATACAAAAAATGGACAAACAAATAACATTGGTAGTTTATCAGATAATTATGCTGCTAATGGATATTCTGTTAACCAAGGTTTATTTTATATTCCTAACTTCACTGGTACTTATCTTGCACAAAATGTATTGAGAGGAACAAGCAAACCAACTTATAACAATAGTATATTATATTATGTTGATAACGAAGAAATAACCATATCATTTTATTGCAGTGATTTATCAACTAAAAATATGACAATAAATTATTTGGATTCTGCTTTAAATGTTACATCAACATCAAATGTATCATTCACACCAAATAAGATGCTTTATACTTATTCATTTATACCAACTGAAGGTGCTTATTATGTTGATGTTGTAACACCAAACCAAGGTACAGTAAGATATACAAATATTAAACCTTTAAAATATGGTAATACAGAAGATTATCAAGTTATATATTTTTACAACTCATATGGTGGAACATCTTTTGCTCCTTTAACATTCAATAAAGAAGAAGAAAGAGAAACAGAGATTGAAAGATACAGAAAACAGAATTTCAATTTATACACTGAAAATAAAAAGGTATTAAATAGGGTTTATAATAGAGAATTAGAATATCAAGTTACTATGACTTCACATTATATGCCTAAAGATGGTATTTGGTTATTTTATGATATGTTACATAGTCATTCAGCTTGGACAAAAGTAAATGGACAAACTTATGAAATAATCATTACTGATGTACAAGTACAAGAATCAAATGTAAATGATATTTATCAAGTAACAGTTCAATATGAATATTCAGTACCAGATACATTCTACTAAAATTAGAAATAATGTTTATATAAAAAGAAATTAAAGATGGCTGATATTTATTTAAATCCTATATTAATTGATTTTAATTATTTCTCTGCATATTCACCAGTTCCAACAAATTACAATTGGGAAGATATTCGTCCTTTTGTTAGTATTGCAGAAGAAGTATGGTTGGTTGATATATTGGGAAGAAAACTATATAATGAACTTTTGGAACAAGTTGCAAATAATAATTTAACTGGAGAAAACTCTACCCTATTACTTAAAATATATCCTTATCTTTCAATGGCTATTGTATATGAATCAATGCCTTTCTTAGCTTATAATATCAATGAAAAGGGTATAACAAAAGGTAAGAGTGATAATAGTGAACCAGTTACAAATACTGAAATTACAAATGTACAAAATCATATTAGAACCCAGTTGGAAGTTCTTAAAAAAATGCTTAAATCTTTCTTGGTTGAGCATAAAGAATGTTATCCAAATTTTGATGCTGATGATAGTGATTGTACTTGTGATATTGATGATTGTGGTGATTTCGCTGTATTCCTTTGGAACAGTGAAAGATTAGATATACAAAATGAAAGATGGATGAAATGGTATAACTTTTATAACCAGCTCAAACATCGCCCAAATGCAAACGTTAGATTATATTCAAACAAGAGAATGTTTCCTTATTTGAAATATTAATATGAAGTATTTATTATATATAACAATATTTATTTTAATATTATTTAACGTTTTTAATTGGGGTAAAAATAGTGTTAAACCTTCAATCATTGAAAAGGTAGATACTATTACAATAACAGATACAATAACAATATATAATCCAGACAAAGATACAGTGTACTTAACGAAATATGTAAAAGATACACTGTATTTGTCTGATAGTACAAAAGCAGAAGTAAACATACCAATATCAACAACCATATATAAAGATAGTACATATGAAGCCCAAATAAGCGGTTTTAAGGCTGAATTAGACTATATCAAAGTATTTCCAAAGGAAACTACCATCTACAAAGAGAAAACGCTGGAAATCAAAGAAAAACAGCCTATAATTGAACATGGTGTACAACTTGGTATTGGATATGGTTTAACTAATAATAAACCCGATATTTATGTAGGGTATGGAGTAACAATTAATTTTTAATAATGAAAAAATTAGATAATGCAGAAAAAGACACAATCGAATACATTGTAGCGATATGTGTAATATTGTTTGGATGTATTTTGACAGTGATGGGATTTCTTGCACCTCCTGTTGGTGAGATACACCCTACAGTTATTACAGTATTGGGTGAGTTATTAATATTTTCTGGAGCAATATTTCACCTTAATTTATCATTTAAAAGAAAGGATGAAGAATTTAGAGGTGAAATAAGAAATGAATTAAACGGATTAAGACAAAGAATTAGAGGAAATGAAACTAACACTAAAGAGGATTTATAAAGGATTAAATTATACAATAGGAAAATTATATATTGATGGTGAGTATTTTTCGGACACCTTAGAAGATGCTGATAGAGGTTTAAATGATAATATGGATTTGGATAGAATATTAGAATTGAAGAAACCCACAATAACAGCAATACCAGTTGGAACATATAAGATACTTATTACTTATTCTCCAAGGTTCAAACAAAATATGCCTTTATTGATAAATGTAAAGGGTTTTGATGGTATCAGGATTCATTGCGGTAACACACACAAAGATACCAGTGGTTGTATATTGGTTCGGAGAAAATAAAGTAGTTGGTAAGGTTATCAATTCAAAGATTACATATACCAAGTTATACAACATATTGAAAGAAGTATTAGATAATAATGAAGATGTAACAATTACAATAGAATGATTGAAGAAGTAAAAGCTGGAATTGATAACTGCCATAACTTATTATATATTATAAATAAAATAGAAGAATATAAAGATTATTTATCTAAAGAAGATATTATTAATATATTAAATTATTATTATTTATTTAATAAAGATATATTTGATAATATATTATAATTTATATATTTTATATGTAGTAGGGGTACAAATTGTCAACAAAGATATACACCATCGTTTATAACACTGGGCTTTGGGAATTTCGCAGATTAAGTTATTAAGGATTGGTTTGGGATGTGGGGTGAAACACATCCCTTTTTTTATGTTATTTTTTGATTTAATGTTTATTATAAAATGAGATAAAAAATATGGATAAAATAAAACATTATGCTGTAACGATTGACAGTGATGTATATGCAATATCATTGGTTGATTGTCCAGCGATTGAAGAAGATTTCATATTCTTATCTAAGCAAAAAGAGGAACAAGTTTTTCTTGAAAAGGAAGATAAACATTTAATAGTTGGTGCGGTATTAGTTCCAGATAAACCCATCTATAGAAATAATGGTAAAGAAGAATTTTACATTCAATTTTCAAAAGAAACAATTGAGAAATTAGCGCATGAGTATTTGATGAATGGTAGAATATATTCAGTTACTACAGACCATCAAGATATTGCTGATGATGTTGCATTAGTTGAGAGTTGGATAAAAACATCTGAAAATGATAAGTCAAATGACTATGGTATGAATTTACCAATCGGTACATGGCTTGTATCAATGAAAGTAGAAAATGAAGATGTATGGGGTAGAGTTAAATCTGGTGAATTAAGAGGTTTCAGTATTGAATCGTTTGTTAATCTTGATGAAATTAATTTACAAAAACAAGATAAAAATATGACTGAAGAAAAATTAGAAGCAATCCAAGTTGATGATAATTTTTGGGATAAGCTTCGTTCAATCATATCTAATGCTTTAGGTAAACCACAAGAATCAGAAGAAGTGGAAAAAACTGTTGGTGAAATAGTTGATGAAATGGAAATTGAAGGTGGTTCAGAAGATGAAAAACCAAGAGTTGAAGAAATGGCTGAAGAAGTTGCTGAAGCTCCAGTTGATGAAGTTGCTCCAATGATTGATGAAATCGCTAAAGATGTTATCGAAGAAGTGAACGAACAAGCACCAACTGAAGAAGTTAAAATCAAAGAATTAGAAGCGGTTATTGATGCTTTAAAAGAAGAAATAAATAAGAAGGATGCAATGATTGAAGAAATGTCTAAGAACATTGAAAAATTGAGCAAACAACCAAGTGCTGAACCAGTAAGAGTTGAAGCATCAAAACAATCTCAACATCCATCATTTTTAGATTTTGCAAGTGGCAGAATCAAATTATAAATAATAAAATAATTATACAAAATACAAAATAAGATATGGCTGAAAATTTTATTAACGTTAGTAATTTAACATATTGTGGCAAAGAAGCCGAAGAAATTTTCGTTAAAAACCTTTACAAATCAGATTTGAAAGCATATGGTATCAGATATATGAGTGGTGTTAAAGGTAGAATGAAATTAATGTCTGGTGAAGTTGGTGATTTATTCCAAGCTTATACTTGTCCATTTAGTCCTGATGGTGATGTTATTCTTTCTGAAGAATTTATTGAACCAACTGCAATTAAAGTTAACTTAGAAGCTTGCTATTCAGATTTCTGGAATACTTATATGGTTGAACAAACTGAAATCACTTTGAATGGTGGTATTCCTCAAATGTTCTTCGATTGGTTCTTCAACAAAGTATTGATTGAAAAATTGGCTATTGAATATGAAGAAATCTTCTGGAATGGTGATACTGATTATAGTGGTTCAACAAAACAATATTTGAAACTTGCTGATGGTATTGTTAAGAAAATCGCTGAAAATGAAAATTCTGTAAAAGTATCTGGTGCTGCATTGACTACTGCAAACATCATGGGTATTATCGGTGAAGTTGCTGCTGCTGTTGATGACCTTGACATTGATGTTGAAAACTACAAAGTCTTCGTTAACTACAAAGACTACAGAAAATTGTTAACTGCTTTGGGTAATGAATCTCCTACATCAATCCAAATCTGGGCTAATTTCTCTAGAGAAAACGGTAAAGTATTTGCTTATGGTATGGAAATTGTTCCTTCAAGAATTGCTGCTAACACTGTATTAGCTGCTGAACCAGCTCACTTAGTATTGGGTTATGATGTTGCTGATGCTGAAACTTATTACAAATTAATTGATATGAGAGAAACTACTTTAGATAATACTTTTAGAGTTGGTGTATTGACAAATATCGCTGTTGGTGCAATTTATCCAGCTTATGCTGTTATTGCTCGTCCTGAATAATAATAAAATATAAATACAATATATAATATGGCTTTAGATTGTAGTTTAACTAATAATATTCTTAGAACTGGTAGTTGTGATTATGTTCTTCAATCAGTTGTTGATATTTATTTAATGAATAAAGGTGAAGTTAGTGCTGTAACTGTAGATGCTGAAAATACATCAATTTCTGCAATTTCTTTAGATGAAGCTGCTAAAGTTTACCATATTCAACCAGCAAAGAATACTGCTTCATTTACTGATACATTAAACGTTACAGATAGTGGTAATCGTTATAGAACACATGCACTCTCTTTCTCATTGAGTGGTAAATATGATGCTGATATGGTTAAAAATTTACATGCACTTTCTGTAGGTGAATTTATCGCTGTTGCTAAATTGGCTAGTGGTGACTATATTATGTTAGGTGATGATTCTGTAGGTTTGCAAGCAACATCTGCTGTAAACACTGGTGCTGCTTCTGCTACTGAAGCAAGTGGTATTTCAATTGAAATGTCTGCTGACTTAACTGTAGATGCAAAACCTTTGACTAGTGAAGCTATCACAGCTTTGTTAGGAAAAGTTGTTCAAGACTAAATAATTTAATAAAATTAGTGTTTTGGGATATGTGATTTTAAATTATCGCATATCCCTTTTTTTATATATGATTTAATGTTTATAATAAATATTATAAGATATGACAATAGATAAAATTAATAATAGTGTTGTATTTAATAAGGATGGTATTAAATATGTATATCCTATTAATACTATAATGTTGATAGCGAATGATAATTCTGATGCTATTAATGTAAGATTGAGAGCATCCAGAAAGAATGTTTTAACTTTTAATTGGAATGATGTTACCAACATACAAGCAAGTTCAGCAAATGAAATGTTGGAAATGATTTCTTTATTATCTAATGGTGGTGGTTCATCATCTGGTGGTGGAGTATCAGAAGAAGATTTGGAAATAATAAATGACATAAATAATATTATAGGATAATGAGTGAAATAACAAGCAAATTAACGGCAATCAGAGATAATTTGAATATGGTTAAAAGTTCAAATAATGTTGCCTTTTTAAATAAAAATACAGCTACAGTTGATGTTCTTACAGCACAAACAGAATCAATTGAAAATATATGGTTTAAAACACCAGAAGCAGGAATCACATTTAATTCTTCAATAAATGGTATGATGCCAGATGAAGAAGAAAAATTAACATTTAATGTAAAAAACATACAAATAACTAGTTCTTGTGCAAATATGTTTAAAGGTTTAAAAGAATTTTCAACAATAGATTTAAGTAAAAGTGATTTTTCAAACGCTACTAAAACAAATAGTATGTTTGCTGAAAACAGTAGTCTTATTAATGTTATTAGTGGTAATTTAAATATGTCAAAAGTTACAGAAGCAAAATTAATGTTTTATGGTTGTTCAAGTTTAAAATATGTAGAAAACATTGAAAATTGGAATACTAGTAATTTACAAAAAACTAATCAGATGTTTCAATCAGTTATGTTTGATAAGTTAGATTTATCAAACTGGGATGTTAGTAATTTAACTAGTGCTGATAATATGTTTCAATATTGTAATATTGGTGAAATATCATTAAATTGGGAAAATGTTAATGACACTATTTCTATATTTCAAATGTTCTATGGTTGTGGTTCGTTAAAAAAACTTGATATGAGTGGTTTTAATTATAATGGTTCAAGTCTAAACTTGAACGGTGCATTTTATTCTTGTAGGAATTTAGAAGAATTGATGTTACCAGAAAAAAGAATAAATATAAGTGTTTTAACTAATACATTTATTAATTGTTCTTCTTTAGTTTCATTAGATTTATCAAATTTTGATACATCAAATGTATCATATTGTATATCAACTTTTAGTGGTTGTACATCATTGGAAACATTAGATTTAAGTGGTTGGGTAATGCCATCAAATATATCAACAACTTATACTAACAATATGTTTAATAATTGTTCTTCTTTAAAAACAGTTATTTGTAAAAATATGTCTAATACAGATTTAACAAAACTAAAAACAATAATGAGTAGAAATATTACAATTGATAATATTACTTTTGTAACAGAATAAATATAAAATAATTTTTTTAAAAACAAATATAAATTATGTTTAATATTACAAAGCAAGGTAGTTCCTTGTTAATTACAAGCAATGACAATTCTCAATTTCCTTGGAAAGATGGACAAATGTCATTACCAATGAATAGTGTAGTTTATGTAATTGATGAAAGTGATTACATAGCGTTTAGAAGTGCATCAAATAATGATATATTATTTACAGCATTGATTGATAAAATTCAAATTAATGGTACAAATGTAACCAAAGATGATTTCATATTAACTTTTGATAATGTAGCCAATTCTGCTGGAGGTGGTGGAGGTTCTGCATCTGCTGGAGTTAACAGTATTAATGGTTTTCAAGGTGATTTAACTTTAAAAACTGTAAATGGTAATTCATTAATCGGTAGTGGTAATATTACAATTGAAGGTGGTAGTTCAAGTGGTTCTGCTGGAGTTGAAGCAATTAATGTTGGTAATACAATTGAAGATTGGACACAAAAAACTGGTGTTGTATCATTCTATACATTATTCTATGATGGTTCTTATGATGTTTCAATTGATGGTATGTCATTCTATGGTTTAAAACCTATTGATGGTAGTATTGTATTGGAAAATGCTGGAGGTACAGTAAATGGAAACTTTAGATGTGGTATTAAAGTTAATGAATGGACTGGAACACAAGCAGAATATGATGCTTTGGGTACATATGATAGTGGATGTACATATAATATAATTGAAGGTTAAAAACGTTAAAATATGGCAATATATAAAGGAGATAAGAAAGTTGTTGCCTTATATAAACGGTAACAAAAAAATAATAAAGAGATACAAGGGAACAGATTTAGTATTTGATTCAACAACACCAGATACTGGAACAACTGATACTTTATCATTTGAATTTACTGGAACCTCATTAACCTATAAATTAAATAACACAAACTATACAGCAACTTCAAGTCCTTATTCAACTACATTAAGTGATTTGGGAATTGAAGAATTAAATAGTTGTAATGGTACATTTATGGGTGGTATACTTAAAGGTATAACTAATTTAACAAGTTTCCCAGACACAAGTAATGTAACAGATATGGGTTCTATGTTTTATTTTTGTAGTGGTTTAATATCATTAGATTTAAGTTCATTTGTTACAAGTAATGTAACAAATATGAGTTCTATGTTCGCTGGTTGTATTAAATTAACGAGTTTAGATGCTAGTTCTTGGGATGTGGAACAAGTAACTTCATATTCAAATATGTTCCTTAATTGTACATCATTAACAGAATTAATCATCAAAGAAGGAACATATGCTTGGTGGTGTGCAAGACTTACAGAAGCTGGAATTAGTTGTGATATAATTGAAGTAAGTGTTAATAGTGGAACAAACCCTATTATAACAGAAAATACTTTATCATTTAAATATTTAGGTTTAACTAATTCTAATGTAACAATAAATGGAACATTATATCAAATTACTGCTTCTGATGGTGAACCACTAGGTGATGATTATTATAAATACACAACAACATTATCTGAACCTTTAACAAGTTTAAGTTTTGATAATGGTAATGTGTTTGAATTATATGCTATTCCACAAACAACAGATGTAACATCATTTAACAGTATGTTTACAAATTCCCAATTAACAGAATTAAATTTAAGTGGTTTAGATACATATAATGTAACAGATATGAGTTATATGTTTAGTAATTGTGATGATTTAGCTGAATTAAATGTAAGTGGTTGGGATATAAGTAATGTTGCAAGTACCACTTATATGTTTAGAAATTGTAACAATTTAACCAAACTTATAATTGGTGAAGATGGTGATTATGGTTGGTGGTATTCAAGATTAACTGATGATGGAATACAAAACAATGTAACAATAGTATAAGATTAAAGGGTAGTATTTATTTACTACCCTTTTTTATTTACATATGATTTAAAATCTATAATGTTTATATTAAATATAAATAATATGGCAGTAAATGATTATTTAAGAGAATGTAAATATAATTTAAATAATTTGGATAATTATATATATTTATATGAATTTGATGAACCAATATTGAATTATATAACTGATGATGAAGAATCAAATGGTAGTTCAATTAATTTAAATGGTTCTTCATATAGATTATATTGTGAAAATGTCCAGTATTCATCAACATCTTCAGTTGATAATAGATTTTCATTTGACAATACATTAACAGTAACTTTGGCTGAATCAAAAGAAGTAACACATTATAAAATCATTCAAACACTATTAACTAATAATTGGATGGTTGTTTTTAAAAATACTGATGGTGATGCTTTTGTTGTTAACGCTGAATTTCCAGTTATGGTATCATATAACTATGTATTCAATGATGAAAAAACACCAAACAATTTAACCATAACATTCAGAGCATTACAAAACGTTCCTACAATCAATTATAGGGGTTCTGTGACATTTTCTTCAACGTTAAGGGATAAGCCTTGTGAATATAGTATAAGTCGAATACAGAGCCTTAAAATGATTGATATGAATAAAGCTGATATTGATGTAGAAGGTGATGGATTTAAGGTAACGGAAAAAGGTGAAGGACAATTAAAAACAATTGAGTTTAATCCAACATCATTGAGTTTTACAGATAGTTATGATGGTAGAGAATTTTCACAACAACTATCATTCCAAATACCTTTTGATAGTTATAGATTTTATTTTCATTATAACTTATTAGAATATTTGGATAATAGATATTATGCTTTAATTAAGACAACGAACAATAATAACATTTTAGGTGGTTTTAGACAAGGTTTATTTCCTTCATATACAGTAAGTACATCTGATAGTGGAAATCTCATTACAATCAATTTAAATGCGAAATACACCACTTATTCAGTATTGGGTTCTGATACAATGAGCATAACAACAAATGATGGTTTTTCATATACTCCAGTTTTAGGTGAATGTGTAAATAACATATATACTTGGACACTTATAGAACAAATTAATGCCAATGGTGTTCCTACCAATGGTTATTATTGTTTAAATGGATTTAAAGATTTTTATTCTGATTATACAATATTAGGAACATATGAACAATTTGATACAACATTTGGATTTAAATTGACTGATTTCAATATTGATTGTTCTGAAGGATGTAAATTATACAATTTACCATCTTCAATACAATTCAAGACTTCTGGAGAAACACAATGTTTTGATTTGGATGTAACTTGTTCAGTTATGTGGGAATGGGATAATAGAGGTGTTTCAGTTGATTGGGATGAAGTTAATAAAAAATTATGTGTCACATCATTACTTGATGAAGGTACATTTAGTATTAAGGGTACTTTATCCGATGGAACAATACAATATGCAACAGTAGTTATTGGTAGTGGTGGTATTACTGGTGATGTGTCAGATACAATTAGAATTAATGCTTCTGCACAAACAGTAACAATAATACCTTCAAAGGGATTTAGTAATGTTAAAACAGTAGCTTCTGAATTACAATATATTACAAATCAAACTGGAAACGGATATAGTATTTCTGTTCCAGAGAATGAAAGTGAATATTCTCGTTATTTTACAGTTAACATTACATATAATGATGGTACAATAGAAACTATTGAAATTATACAAGATAAGATGTATTATAGATTAATTGCATCTGAAGAAACTCAATGTTTTGGTAATGATTTATGTTACATCAACAAAAAATATAAAGGTTATACAGAAACAGATATTAATATATTTGTTGGTGATGAAAAAGGAAATGTAAAAGAAGTAAATTCTCCTTTATGTATGGATTATGATGAAAAAGTAAGTGCTTGTACAT